TTTTTATGCCCGTGGTGAGTGATAAACCTGCTGCATGCCCAACAGCCGTATTAAAACTATCCGTAGCTGTCGTGAAGTTTTGATCTCTTAAAGCCCCTGTACCTATAGCAACAGTTCTATTACCTAGAGTATTTGTACTTAAAGAGTTATAACCAACAGCAACATTTTCATCGGCATCAGTTATGGCATCACCAGATGCACTTCCAACTAAAGTGTTAAATTGACCCGTGGTGACTGCTCTACCTGCTTGATCACCTACGGCGGTGTTAAAAGAATCTGTAGCAGTAGTGAAGTTTTGCGTAAGCAAAGCAGAATTACCAATAGCAACAGAACGACTACCTAAAGTGTCCGCAGTTAAAGCATTATTACCTACAGCTACATTAAAGTCAGCATCAGTTAATGCGTCACCAGCATTACCACCGACAATGGTGTTTTTTATACCCGTGGTGATTGATAAACCCGCAGCATCTCCGATTGCTATATTAAAAGCATCTGTAGCTGTGGTGAAGTTTTGAGTAAATAAAGCGCCCGACCCGATAGCTATAGACTTACTACCTAAAGTATCTGAGCTTAATGCAAAATACCCTACTGCTACATTTCTGTCAGCATCAGTTAAAGCGTCACCTGCTAGGCCGCCAATAAGGGTGTTGTTTACGCCCGTTGTGACTGCTGCACCCGCATGATGGCCTACCGCCGTGTTGTAAGTATCAGTAGCCGTAGTAACATTAGCAGACATTAAAGCAAATGTTCCAACCCCAACATTACGACTTCCTAAAGTCATAGCTGTCAACGCTTGCATTCCAACAGCTACATTAAAGTCTGCATCAGTTAAGGCATCTCCTGCAAGGCCACCCACGATGGTGTTTTGTACGCCCGTGGTGACTGCTTTACCCGCTTCAAAACCTACCGCTGTGTTGTAAGTATCAGTAGCCGTAGTAAAGTTCTGTGTTTGTAGAGCAGACCTACCAATAGCTGTTGATTTACTACCTAACGTATCTGAGGTTAAAGCTATTCGTCCTACAGCTACATTATCGTCAGCATTAGTAAGAGCATCACCAGCATTACCACCGATGATTGTGTTGTTTAAGCCCGTGGTGACTGCTTTACCCGCTTCAAAACCTACGGCTGTGTTTTCACCCACTGCTCCTGCATTAAGTGTTTTTAAGGCACGATAGCCAATGGCAGTATTATTACCGTGAGCGTCCTCCGTAGCTAATGCCTCAAAGCCAACAGCTACGTTGCCATCACCCGTGGTTAAAGCAGTACCAGCCTCATCGCCCAAGACCACGTTGTAGTTACCGCCAGAGGCTATTGCATCACCAGCATTAACGCCAAGGCGTAGGTTGGATGTACCTGCTGTATTAGATATGTAGTCTCCAGTAACAGTCAGATCGTCTTGAACCTTGAGATCAACCACGCTTAACGAGGCGAAGGCATCGACCACTTTAGCGCCAGAGCCAGCGCCGTCTAAATAGACAGCCTTAGAATCACCGGGTGGAATAGTAATCGTTGCGCCAGAACCTTGCTTGATAATGATATTTTGAGAACCTGATGTTCCGTTTTCAATAAAGCAAAATTTATTAACAGTGTTAGGAGCAATAGTAATTGTACAAGCAGAGTCGAGCGTACCTGTATATTCGACGTATAAAGCTCTAACTGGGTCTGTAGCGCCATCAGCTATTGTTGATGTGTGCGTGTTAGCGTTGGTCGTGATGCCCTCTGTGCCGTAGCCTAGAGCCTCTCCAATTAATTCAAGGTTTGTGTTGGTTATTGTACCCCATGAGCCTGACGCATCGCCAGTTGCCATCTCATTGAGGCGGAGGTCATTTACATAAGTACTAGCCATATTAATCTATCCTTACTATTGCGTTGGAGGCGGTGTTTGCAGGAAATACAATTTTAAATGTACCACCAGCAACTGTAAAGTCACCACCAAAATCTAAGATTGCGATTGCGCCTCGCGCGTTTGACGATGCATCGCCAAGTGTTTTATTATAAATCAATGCGCCTCGCGCAGTGAATGTCGCTGATGTCCACGCAGGATCGGCGCTATCAAAACAACCAGACGTGCCGTTTTCAATGACTGTCTTACTTGCCAGAGCTTCTCCACCAGTAGTGTATCCATTGCCGTTGGCGACTTCATTAGATGTTATGTATCCATCTGTGGTAGCATTTAGTGTTGCGGAACTTGTGTAGAGTGCAATCATTATTGTATCGCTGTCTAAGTGCTGATCACCCAGCAGGACATCTTTTTTAAATAGTGTACTCATCGCTTGTGTAATAGCCATTATAAACCTCCATTATATTCTGCCGCGTAATCGCGTTGCATCTCTTGTACAAATAATTGCAGTGCTTCGTCAAATTGTGTTTTATAAAGCGCCAATGTCTCTCCAGCTTTGAGAAATGCTGATGCCTCATATAGACACGCCGATAGTAACACATTTTCGGCATTGTCGCCAACCCATGTGTTTGCGTTGCTTGAACTTAATCCTGCCTCTGGTGCAATAAAGTCAACTTGGTATGGATCAGTCGAATTTGGTGTTGGGGCAATTGTTATTGTAGTGCCTGCCGTATTTGCTGATTTTGTGCTGTAAAATTCTGGTGTACTTTGCAAAGTAGCGTTAGGCCAGTAATCACGCAGATATGAATCTACCCTGTGGTTAAGGTATGAAGAAACATTTGAGCTTATTACCGATACCTGCCTAATCATCCTCGCTGATGCCACTACATAGTCAGTAGTTCCAGCAACAAGATTGGCTGTTGTGCTTTGCCTAAAGCAAGGTAAATTTGGCAGGCGCTGAAAGATAATATCTTCCGCCTGCGCTATTATCTGATCTACAGAAGCTGTAAGTTCTGCTGAGTCATCTTCCAAAAAGTTTTGGATGTTTGCAACTAAAGTAGTGTAATTCATTTATTCACCCCATCCATTTATTCCCCAACCTTCTTGGCCCCAGCCAAGAACTTGGACATTTTCTGTGCCAACTGCGCCTGTGCCAGCCACGCCAGCTTCATTAATTGATAAGTCTAGAGCCTCTACGCCAACAGCACCTGTGCCAGACAATCCAGATACACCCTTAATTCCAATAACTGCGGCGGCTCCAACTGCACCTGTACCAGCAACACCAGCTTCTGCTAATGTTAGCTCTAGTAATTCATTGCCAGTTGCACCTGTACCAGCATCCCCAGTTGCTTCTGGGCCAGACACAATAAGTACGTTACCAGTATTACCATTAGCTGGAACGCCCACTGGAGGGCGAAGCCGTGGATCAATTGTCCAGTCCTGCGTAAAGCCAATATATATTGCAACATTCTCAGGATCGTTATCTGGTCTAGCATTAAATAAGGCAGTCGCGTCTACAACATTTTTAGCAGGAGTAAGTTGTGGATGTTTTGGCTCGTAGTCTTCAGGTGAAACACGCAAGCCATCCCAAGTCGTCTTCAGTTTGGTATACTTAACCCGAAGACCACTTATGTCGCTTATCGCGTAGGATTTTTTTCCTCTTGCGTATTTTGCCATTAATATAAATTCAGCACGGTAGGCTGAATCCTCAGACTTACGCCATCATTATCAGCAGATGACGCAAAGTTAAATGAACGCTCATACATTTCATTTAGTATTGTGAATTTATCATTTGCAAATTTTAGTGACAGCTTACTTGCCAGACCAGCGCAGATACAGTCGTTCCACCGATATGGAATGTCTGCGTCTTGATTTGATGCCGTGACATCCTCTAGCTGGTTTATAGCCCAATAGACTATGCTGTACGTTGATCTGTCTGGTATCTGCCAAAGGTAAAGAATTGGAGTGGCTTGCTTGTCCAACATATACTGGCTTGGCTTACCACTAGAAGTTTTATTTGGCAGTTGGTTGTAGTCAGCAATCGACACACGATTAATAATCTGGTCAGACGTATCTGATCCAGAGCTGTCGCGGATTACCGCGTCTAAAATATCAATCGTGCCAGCAGGTAGTGGGTAGGGCGCTGTCTGCCCATTCACCAATGTCAGAGTATTCTGAGATAAAGTCCAGTAATTAATACCTCTGTTAGCCCACTCAGAGAAGAGAAGATTAAGACTGCGCCGTGCAGATACAGCCCTATCGCCTGTTTGAACTTGTGGATCTACTCCGCAACGCTCAAACGCCTCAGTGATAATCTCTTCGATATCTGGCTTAAACGCTACGGTTCCTGAAGTTGCCATTTATTTCCCCTATGCGAAAAACACGTTCATTAATACAACTGTAGCAACTGTATATTTTACAGATAAGCCATTCTTAAAAAGCATACCCTCATCTGGAATAGTGTTGTCCACAGTTGAATTGTCTGTGCCAATAGTCTGAGCTTTAAATATGATAGTGCCGCTGTCTGGCGTACCATTAAAGAAATCAACTAACCCTGCCGTTCCAGCGGAGACAATTGAATAGCCTTTTAGTCGAGTTCGTCCACCACCAGCTACTGCACTAGCACAAAGCGAACCAGATCCAACTGTAATGTTTCCTGCGTATTGAGCAGAACATTCTACTGCACTAACTGTTACAAATAACTTAGCACCTGCTACTGCTTCAGCAGAACCAGTTGAAGTTATTACTTCAGTGATAGCATTTCCGAAAACATCTGTGCCAGTAATAGTACACGTCTTATTGTTGTCGCCAGTCCCTGCCGTAGTTACAGTTACGTTTCTAGCGCCGCCACCTAAGAAGGTAGTTGCCGCCATCGTTGCTGATGTATTTGGCCTAGCCGCTGTAACCAACCGATCTGGATCGGCGGCATTTTCGTCTGTTATAAAGCCAACTTGTACGTCTGTTTGTATGCCCATATTAATCTCCTACAAGATAATAAGCTGGGAGCCAAAGCTCCCAACTAAATTAATTACGCAATTTGCACATACTCGATGATGAACGTAAACGAACCAGCAGTTGTAGCATTAACAGTGTTAGTAATGTTACAGAAGATGTTTCGCGCCGCAGAAGCATACTGAACGGATGCAGGAGCAGTTGTGGCATCTTGAGTCTGAACAACTAATTCAGTCAAAGTTACGTTACCTAGAACAACTGTTGTACCAGCGTCTAAGATTTCGTCAGCCTGAGTAGCTACAATCTGTGAACCAGAAGAAGATGTACCTACTTCATAACCAATGTCACCACTTCCTGTTACAGGTGCAGTTACACAAAAGATTTTAATGTCAGTAATAATTGTATTAGCTGGCTGTGCAAATACGCCAATAGTTGGCGAGTCACCAGCAGTTGAGTTTACTGTTACGCCTGTGGCAAAGCCAACGTGCTTAACAAATTTATCGGTAATAATACCAGTGGATGCAATTGTTGCAATGTCTGTGTAAGCGCCAGTAGTTGCATTTTTTGATACTACTTGAAAGCCGCCTTCTGAGCGTACTGGCCCAGTAAAAGTTGTATTAGCCATGTGATTTCTCCTGTCGTGGCAAATGTCAGACGCGGAATGCGGCTGTCAGGGATACTCACACGATACAACAAGTTAGATTAAAAAGAAAGAGGCGATCCGAAGACCGCCTTTGATTTTGTTAATACCAATCTTTGCCATTTACTTTTACTTTGGTAGGTCGTTGAATGATAGTCTGCTTTACACCTTCGCGAACGCCATGATCTTTGACTTTAGCCATGCACTCAACTGCATTGCCTTTTTCCCAGCAGTTAGATCCTTTGTAGATTACAACATTGTCGTCAGCATCGCGGCAGATGTTGATGTAGCTTGTACCCCAGTTTCCGCCATCCAACTCGACAACGTGCTTGACTGTGAGAGTGAAAGCCTGACGATCTCCCACTGTGCCGACAAACTCACACTTGCCATCTCTAGTAGCCCACTCAGCCTTTTGAGCCGCACGCTTGTCAATCATCTTGACCATAGCGTTACGCATATTTTCAGTTGGCTTACCAAACTTATCAACACCTCTTTTAACGGCTGATAAAAAACCTGTACCATTTGAATCTTCAAATTGAACAAAATCAATAATTTCTTGAGCGCGATCATCAGTAGCAATCCAATTTTTGCGCTTAGTGTTAGCAGAGTTAGCCATTTTATAAGAGTGAATACTGCTGTAATAGTTTGCTTCACCGGGATGATTATCTACATATGCCATTTTATAATTCCTTTATTTTCTCTCTATATACTATATATAGTATATAATGATACAAAGGTCAAGTGATATGAAAATTAGAGTTTAAATAACCTACAGCGGTGTTTTGTGTACCTGTAGTATTTACAAAAAGAAAAGGGCGATCCGAAGACC